CTGCGGTACGGGTTACGGGTGTCTGCTTGAAAAATACTACACTTCCCATTTGCTTTACCGAGTACACCGGGTCGAGCGTTGCAGCGAATTATTAGAGAGGCGCAAGGCTTGGAAAAGGCGAAGAGATACACAGCAGGACAACAGATGAAAGAGAATTGGAAGTTGACTATGTCTAGTGAGAAGTGTAACCATAATGAGAACTGTGGCTGCGTGATGACGTTAGAAGGGATATCGTCGAAGACCATAGGAATAAAGTATCAAGCGACACCAGGTCCACTATCCACTCAGTGGGTAGAAGCAGCGGCTTTTATGGAGACTGCGATTGGAGGGGATTTTACTCCAGATGTGATAGATACGGAAATGGCTTTTGTTTCTGCTTCTTTAAAAAAGAATTCGACAGTTCAAGTGATTGAGAAACCAGTAGAGAAATCCTTTGGCTGGCCAGGATCAGCATCATTATTTCCTGTCGATCCCCGAGTCTTGGCAGCATTAAAGAGATCTGATTTGAGGTACTTTCAAACTCGCTTTCCCCATCTTAATCTTACCTGGACGGATATGTCCTATAGGGTTTGGAGCCCAGATGATAGAGCGGATTGTGAGCATACAATACGCTACAAGAGTGGGGAAGCGATGAAACCATGTGAATGTGTGCGTCCGCTAGAGGTTCCTTCACTATTTGACTTGTCATTGCGTCAGCAGTCAGCCTACCATTGGGCACTAGGGCGTACAAATCGCAGAATGCACGTTGTAGCGGCAATGGCAAACCTTTTTCCAAGGAAGTACGCGAAGGCGGTTTTGTCTGTGGCCCGTGAGCCAGTTGGCGATAGACCGAGAGAGCCGATGCAGTATTTGGAGGAAGCATTGGATCATATGTATCGTATGATGAGGGTGCCGAGGGAAGAAAAGGAAGTGGTTAAGGTGTCTTTGAAGTCATTGAAAGGTATGTATCTTGGATCTTCTAATGGTTTCTCAGATGGTCGTAGTTACGTTATTCCTGAGTCAGGTGAATTTCCCTATCCGGTATCAGTGAATCCTCGGGGAAAGAAGATTGATACTTTCGAGCAGGATCTAATGGCAGTTTTGGACTTTATCCGTTTGGGAAAAGAGCCACCTGTGTATTGGACTCATTCGCCGAAGAACGAGAACTTCTTCCATTTCGTAAAACAGTTGTCAGATGATGAGTACGCGAAGTGGGAGCAAAAGCTTCGCATATTTGTCATTCCAAATTCGATTTATATTTTGTTGGAAAAAATAGCCTCCCATTCTCGTCATATGAAGGAACGAGGATGGGTGATACGAGTGGGTCACTGCTGGTCCAAGGGTGGAGCAGATACTATGGCGAAGTGTCTGGGAGTAGATTTGTCTAATTGCTGGCTCCCTGAATTGGTTGAGGGAGATGCTAAGAATTTCGATCAGACCGTTTTGGAAATGTTTGTGAATCTGTACTTTTCCACTATGTTGTCGGGTTTTGACCAGAGCTCGGAGGATTATCCTGTTATGGAACGTATTATAAAGTTTCTCTTGAAGAATATGATAATGCGAGTGACGAGATACTTTGGGGATCTTTGGGCTACTGTTAAAGGCGGGGTGCCATCAGGAGCCTTTAATACATCCCATATGGATTCGTGGATTATGGCTCTTTATTTTTGTTTGTTTTGTGTCTACCAAGTCCATGCCGCACCTTTGGAGGTACAAGAAAAGTTGGAGGAAGAATTTATTCGAATTATTAGACTTGTAGTGTATGGAGATGATCACCTCTACCGAAAGGGTCGAGGATTGGGCGCTATTTACTTTTCAGGTGTGGCGTTTGCGAGCTTTATGAAGAGACATTTCGGTGTCGAAATTCGTGATCTGTGTGATGGTTTGCCATTTTGCTCCAAAACGAAGGATGGTTGGATCACGGAAATGGGAGCAACAATGTTGAAGCACCAGTTTGTTCTTAACCCATATGTCGACCAACCGGGTCAGTCAGTCTTTCTTCCATTTCGAGAGTCAAGAGAGTTTCTCGTACGAGCGATATGGGGTCGAGAGACGAAGTATAGGGACAATATAGATGTGATGATGTCTATTATAGGTCATGCATATGGAACTTATGCATCGAATCGAGATGCTTATGATCGGTTGAAGTTGCTCTATGTGGAACTGCTCTCGGATTTAGATGATCTTCAAAACTTGTCCCAGACGATGCTTAGTCGCATGAGCCGGGAGGACTTGCGGAGAATGAGGCAGATGGCGGTAGGTCCCGAGCTGTTTGCATCAGGATTTCCTACCTGGGAGTCGCTGGTTGAAAAAAATATCTATGATGCCTCTTATCAGGATACTACGCTGAGGCATCTAGATCTGGAGGATGATTTAGAAGTGTATTGAGGATAGATGGTTCGTTTGTAGCTTGCCGAAAGGTTAAAAAAGGAAAATTAAA